TTAAAGTTCAAGAAACTCAAAGGAAAACATCTAAAACAAATCTTGAAGCACAAAGAAGATTAACTAAACAAGCAGACCATTTAAAAGGTGCGATAAAAGACCAAAGGCTTGGATTAAGAACTCTTAACGAAGAAAGAAGACAAGCTACAAGCGCAATAACTGAATTAAATAAAGGTAGTAAAGAGCAAACCGACATAGTTAGGGGAATTGATAAGCTAACCGGTGGGTATGCTACAAAAGTAATTAAGCTAAAAAAAGGTTTATTTTCTTCCATAAAGGTTTTAAAAGGCTTTACCACTGGTTTAAATTTAATGAAAAAAGCATTAATAGCAACCGGTATTGGTGCTATTGCAGTTGGTATTGGTTTAATTGTTGCGTATTGGGATGATATAAAAGGATTTGTAAGTGGAACAAGTGTTGAGCAGCAAAAATTGTTAGATACAACACAGAAAACATTAGACACACAAGAAGAACAATTAAAGACTACTAGTTCAATGGAGAATACCTTGAGGTTACAAGGTAAATCTGAAAAAGAAATTAGAGATTTAAAAAGACAACAGACAGATGAAATAATTGCATCATCTCAATTATTGTTAGAACAACAGAAGCAACAGAAGAAGTCCCAGATCGAAGCAGCAGAAAGAAACCAAAAAATAACTGCGGGAATTGTTGCATTTTTAACTTTACCAATTACATTGTTACTTGGGGCAGTAGATGCTTTAACCTATGGTTTAGAAAAGGTTGGTTTATTAGATGAAGCTACATCATTAGCAGAGGGATTTACAATGGGAATTGCTGGGTTAGTATTTGACCCAAAAGATGTTGAAGAAGAAGCGGATAAAACAATAGAGGCGACAGAGAAAAAAATATTAGAATTAAAGAACAAAAGAGATGGTTTCATATTAGCTGATAAAAAAGATAAAGAAAAAACAACAAAGGAAAATAATGATGCTGAAATAAAAGCAGAGAAAGAAAAAGCTGATGCACTTGAAAGAATTAGACAAGGATTAATTGATACAGAGGCAGAAAGAAGGGCAGAAAAATTAAGAGAAATACAACAAGATTATAATGAAGAGATAGCATTAGCTGAAAAATATTATGGTGAAGAAAGTGAAAAAGTAAAAGAATTAAAAGAAGCACAAAGAATAGCTTTAAAAGCACAACAAGATGCTTTTGATCTGGAAGATAAAGAAAGACAGGATAAGATTGATGCGGAGGCAGAAAAAAAGAGATTAAAAGGAATTGAGGATGCAAAGAAAGTAGCAGAGGAATTAGCTGCTCTTGAAGAAAAGAAAAGACAAGACAGATTAGATACATTTGATAACCTTATTGCAATAGGTGGTGCTGAAACTAAATTTGGACAAGCTATGTTGATAGCTAAACAATTACTATTAGCAAAGGAATTGATAATGGATGTTAAAGCTACTTTGTTTGCTGCAAAAACATCAGCCACAAAAACAGTTATAAAAAGTGCAGAAGCGGGAGTTGATGTTGCAAGTGGAGCAGCAAAAGCAGCAGCAGCAGCACCATTCCCTGGAAACATACCTTTGATTGTAGGTTACGCAGCACAAGCAGTTGGAATTGTATCTGCAATAAAAAGTGCGGTAAAGGCATCTAAAGCAGCAACAAAAGGAATAGGTGGTGGAGGTGGTGGTGATATATCTGCACCTTCAATAGATGGAGGCTCTGTACCACCGGCATTTAATATAGTGGGTGCAAGTGGGGAAAGTCAATTAGCAGATGCGATAGGGGGACAATCACAAAGACCATCCAGATCCTATGTTGTTGCAAGTGATGTGAGTACTGCACAAGAATTAGACAGAAACATTATAGAGGGTGCTAGTATTGGATAAATGCAAATTTAAAAATTAAACACGTTATATATTTATGAGAATAATTGAACTTATTTTAGACGAAGAACAAGATGATATTGGAGTGGAAGCAATTTCTATTGTAGAAAGTCCGGCGATTGAAAGCGACTTTGTTGCATTAAAGAACCAAGAAATTAAACTTGCAGAAGTAGATAAGGAAAAGAAAATACTGATGGGTGCATTGTTAATCCCTAATAAGCCTATCTACAGAAATGGCGCAGAGGGTGAGTATTACATTTACTTTTCAAAAGATACGATTGTAAAAGCATCTCAAATGTTCTTACAGAAAGGAAACCAAAGCAACTCAACATTAGAACACGATGAAGTATTGAGCGGATTAACATTGGTTGAAAGTTGGATTGTAGAAGACAAGGTGAAAGACAAGACTGCATTATATGGATTAGATGTACCACTAGGAACTTGGATGGGCAGTGTAAAGGTTAACAATGATGATGTTTGGAATGAGTATGTTAAAACAAATAAAGTTAAGGGTTTTTCTATTGAGGGTTACTTTGCAGACAAAATGGAAACACCTAAAGACAAAACACTAAATGACCTTATGAGTGAAGATGATATTTTACTTAACAAGATAAAAGATATACTAAATGCAGAGGAACAATAAAAACAAAATATTTATACCTAGTAGGACATCACCTAATGGTGGAGGTCGGGGTTGTTTATGTTGGGATACTAATAAGTATTCAAGAGAGTGTTGTGATGGTTCAATGCAAGCACAAGGGATAGGTGTTATAACAAGAACAGACTGAAAATGCAAATTTTAATTTAATAACCGTTATATAAATAGTATGAAAGCAAACCAAATGTTAAACGAAATAAAAACACTTCTTAATATAGAAGTTAAACTTATGGAAATGAAGTTAGAAAACGGCACAATAGTAAGTGCTGAAGCCTTTGAAAAAGGAAACGAAATATTCATAGTTACTGACGATGAGAAAGTAGCGATGCCCGTAGGCGAATATATTTTAGAGGATGGAAAATTATTAGTTGTTGAAGAAGAAGGTATGATTGCAGATATGCGTGAAGTATCGGATGAAGTACCGGCTAAAGAAGAAGAAACAGAGGATCTGGAAGAAGAAGAAAAAAAAGAAATGGAAGAAGAAGCGGATGTTGCAGATTGGAAAGGAATGGAGAAAAGAATTCAGAACCTAGAAGATGCGATTGCAGACCTTAAGAAAGATAAGGTTGAAGCTGAAGATGAAAAAGAAGAAGAAGTTGAAATGACTGAAGAAGTAAAGGAAGAAGTAAAAGAAGAACTTTCAGCAGTAAAACCAATTAAACACAATCCAGAAGCAAAAGCACCACAAAAAACACAAGTGCAATTTGGTAAAGGACAATTTAACACAACACTAGATAGAGTATTAAGTAAATTAAACAAATAAAAATGAATAAAAGAAACGTAAATTTAGCAACAACAACTAACATCACTACAACTTATGCGGGTGAATTTGCTGGCGAGTATATCGCAGCAGCTTTATTATCTGCATCAACTATTGATGACGGCGGTTTAACAGTAAAGGCAAACATTGCTTTTAAGGAAATAATCAAGAAACTTGCAACGAATGCATTAGTACAATCTGCATCTTGTGATTTCTCACCAACATCAACTATAACTTTAACTGAAAGAGTTATTGAACCAGTTGAGTTACAAGTAAACCTACAACTGTGTAAGTATGACTTCGTAAATGACTGGGAAGCACAATCTATGGGTTACGGTCTTGGGCAAACATTACCTCCAAAGTTTTCTGACTTCTTGATTGCACACGTTGCAAGTGAGGTTGCACAGAACACAGAATTTTGCATCTGGCAAGGAGACACAGCAGCAGGAACAAACAATTCTTTTGATGGGTTTGAGAAACTAATTGCAGCATCAGCAGCAGCAGGAGACATTCCAGCAGGACAACAAGTTGCAGCAGTAGGTGGTGGATTATTATCTACAAACATTATTGATGAACTTTCTAAAGTAGTTGATGCAATACCAGCAGCACTATACGGAAAAGAAGACTTGTTTATCTATATGGGAACACAAGCAGCTAAATTATACGTTCAAGCACTTGGTGGTTTTGGAGCAAATGGTTTAGGAGCAAACGGTGTTGCTAATATGGGAACACAATGGTGGAACAACGGAAGCCTAACGGTAAACGGTGTAAAAATCTTTGTATGTCCAGGAATGTCAGCAAACAAAATGTATGCTGCACAAAGATCTAACTTATACTTTGGAACTGGCTTGTTAAACTCTACACAAGAGGTTAAGGTGCTAGATATGAGTGATTTAGATGCTAGTAACAACGTGAGAATGGTAATGAGGTTTACTTCTGCTGTTCAGTTTGGTATTGCAGCTGACTTAGTAGAATACGCATAATCAATTAATTAATCAATAAACTAGGGTAGGTAGTTAGTCTACTTACCCTTTTTTTATAAAACATAAAAACATATGTCTTGTCTTTTAACAACGGGTCGTAAACTACCTTGTAAATCTGCCTTTGGCGGTATCAAAAAAGTTTACTTTGCTGATTATGGTGACATTACTGCAATCACAGTAGATGCACCAACTGGTGAAGCAACATTCACGGGAACACCAACTTGGTATGAATATGATGTAAAAGGAAATTCTAGTTTAGAAACTACTGTTACTAGTAGTAGAGAAAATGGAACAACTTTTTATACTCAAACTTTAAACCTTACATTAACATATTTAGATGCTTTAACGCAGCAAGAATTACAAACACTTGCAGTAGCAAGACCATACGTAGTAGTAGAAGATTACTACGGTAATAGCTTCTTATGTGGTTATGAAAATGGTATGGAGTGTACTGGTGGTACAGTAGTGACTGGAGCAGCAGCGGGTGATTTAAGTGGGTTTACACTTACCTTTGAGGGTATGGAAGAAACCGCACCTTACTTCCTTGCAAGTGCAGTAACTGGTGATGCAGAACAAGTTGACCCAACTGCATAATTAATATT